CAGTATCCATACGGCTACCTTCTACTAAGTTACCTTCTTCATCTGATTTAGCACCTTCAACTACAATTAGTTGTGTACCTTTAGGACCCCAAGTTATTTCACTCATCTATCTAACATCTTTCCTAGCCAACCATACCCTAAATTATCAAGTTTTTCATACTCTGTTTTTTCAGGCATGTTTTCAACTAACTTTGCAGTTGGGGATATTTTAGCTGTTTCTTGTAAATTAGCTATTACTTGGTCTTTGTAACTTTCATTATTTTTAGGTGCTTTATATCCAGGTACAATGTATGGCATTATTGGTTCTAATAATTTTTGTGCAGCAGGTTCTGCTACAGCATATCCAATTAAACCTAATTCATACATATCTAAATAATTTAAACCACCAATAGCAAGTTTTTTTAATCTGTTTTTTAATACTTGTTTTAATTGGTTACCTTTTAATGGTGCATTAGGTGTATCTATAACAATGTCATCAGGTATATTATCTATTGTATCAATTACTTCATCAGGAAACATATCAGCGTTTGATTGTTCTAATGCTTTTAATGTATCGTCCATTTGTGCTGTAGGGTCTACACCTCTTGATGTGTTTTCATTAAGCCATTCTCTAGCAGACAATGCAACTTCATCTGTATCGTCTACAAAAGATTTTGCTACATCTGTTTTAAACTCTGTGTTTATATTATTTATTTGTGAAGATGTCATAGTTTTAGTATCAGTAATATAATCTTTACCATACTTTTCTCCATACCATTCTGCTATTTCAGCATCTGTTGTTGCTGCCATATGTTCATCAAATGGTGTAGTTTCTATTGGTCCTTCACCTTCAAATTGGTCAGGTGGAAAATTTGTTTCAAATTCTGCATCAAATGTATTTCTAATATTTGTATCTTGTGATAAATCAATAGCATTAAAATTATCAGACACTCTTTTTTTATTAACTTCTACAATAAATTCTTGATTTCGTTTTGTATTTTCTTCTACAATATCAAACAGTTTATTTTTATTAGTATCATTAAAACCTTGTCCTTGCAAACCATCTTTACCTTTGTAACTATCAAGTATCCATTCTGCATGACCAAATGCTAAATCAATATTTTTGTTTGTAATTTGTTTTATATTTACAAACTTTGCAGATAATGCGTCATCAGAAGCAATAGGAATAAAATTACTATCTACTACAAATACTTTTCCGTATACATCAACACCTTTACCTGCTCTAGCGTCCCAGTCAAATCTGTTTAATTTAGGAGATAAATCATAACTATCAACAATATCTGTTGTTTGTAAACCCACTTCTTCTAGTGCTTCTCTACCTATAAAGTCTTCAATAGTATCCATTCCTTCTTCGTAAATACCTCCAGGTAAAGCGTATCCATTTTGATGAGGACCTCTTTTTCTTTGTATTAACAAAACATCAAAATCTTTCATTCCATCATTCATTTTAATAATTACTGCATCTCCAGTTATTTGTTTTTTATTAAATTTTTTATAAGTAAAATCATTAGTTACTTCATTAACTTCTGGTGAAAAATCAGGATTATAATAAGGGTCTTGTTTAGGGTCACGTGACATTATAACTGTCCAATCATAGCTTGTATTAATGCTGCTTGTTGTCTTCTAGCTGCATTACCTTGTTCAATAGCAGACATTTCGCCTTCTAAATCTTGTTCTATTTGTTGAGTTACTTCAGCTTCAGGGTCTGTTATTTGAAATATATCTGTACGTAATTCTTGTTCAGGTACTACTTGTTCTCTGCCTTCTAAAGATACTGACATATCTGCATCTTGAAATATATTTTTAGTACGTACTGCTTTTTGTAATGCTTGTAATTCTTTAAATCTTGTTGAATACTGTGTTGCTAATGCAGTAACGTATCTATCTTTTTCTTTTGCAGTAGCTTCTCTAGGTACTAACTGATTAAATATTTCATCAAGAGTATCGTCCATTTCTGCATAAGTAGGTATTGTATATTGTGCTGCAAGTACTTGTGTTGCTTCTTCATCTCTAAGTTTTTCTTGTGCTTCTTCTTGTAAACGTACATCTCTACCTAATGCTTCTACTGCTAAATCAAGTACAGCTCTAGCAAATATAATATCTCTGCTTTCATTTTCTAAAAATCCATAATGTCCTGTACCATATTCTGTTATAAGTGCTTCACCTTGTTCACTATCTTTATCAATAAATATATTTGTATCTGCATAATCTAAAACAACAGATAAAGCGTTTGCAGTTTTTTGACCAAACTCATCTTCATCATCAAAGTAATCAGCTTCAACTACACCACTTCTAATTAAATCTTGTTGTAATCCTGCAACTAATTCAGGTTGTAAAGTTATGTTATATAGTGAAGCAAAGCCATCAGGAAATGCACTAGCTACTTCTACTTGTTTTAATCCACCAGTTTCAGGGTCATAAACATAATAACCACGTTCACTTAAAAAACTTGGGTCAAGATTGTATTGAGTTAATGCTTGATTAACACTTTCATCTACTATATTTTGTACTTCATTTTCATTAACAAGTCCTGCACCACCTGCTTGTCCTTGTACTGCTTCTATTTCTTCAATAATAAAATTTATAATTGTAGGGTCTTCAAGTTCAATAGCTGTTACTACTCTGTCATAAAATCCGCCAAGAGCTTGTCTAGCTTCAGCACTATCTATTTGGTCTGCTGTTATACCAAAGTTTTCTTGTAATAATTCGTTTATTTTATCCACTTATAATACCCATTATTTCTGTATCATCTCTAAATAATCTACTGTAAACACCAATCCAAACATACTTGAAATCAGGATAGTCTTCAATAATTTTCTTTGCAATCTGTGCAACTCCTAGTCTTAATGCTTTAGCTTTTGCATCATTACTGCTTAACCACCACTCAGGACTATCTGAAGGTGATAACTCAGCAGATATAGAAAGGGCTTGTTCCCATACAGGATTAAACTCAGCAAATGCTTTACCGCTCTCTGTACTCATTATTGTATCATTTGACAACCACTTATCTTGCATTTCTCGTAAAACCTCTTTTGATTTAACTGGATTAATTAATCCATAATCTTGTTGAAATCCTGGTAATTCCTTTATTAAATAGTTTCTATATACTCTAAGTAATATTGTTTTTTCTGTACTTGTAGCACCTGTAGCTTCTACTTGTTCTTTAAAAGCTGTATATCTGTAATAACCTAATGTGTCATTTACTTGTCTTTGATACTGTTCAGGGTCTAATGTTTCTATGTCACCTTTATTAAATGCATCATACATTTGTGAATAATTACGTTCATCATATGGACTATCAGGTATTACGTAATATCCTGATACATCTAAATTATCAAACACTTCTTTATGTTTTGCTTGAAACTCCATAACCCTATTAGTAAATGATTGTCTACCTACTTTAGATTGTGTTTTAGGTGCAGTTAACCAACCATGTTCTATACCGTATGTAGCAACAAAATCATTAAACGCAGCTATATTATCGCTATCGTTTTCATCAACTAATTTAGTAAACTCTTGAGCAAGTACTTGTGTTCCCCACCATTTACCATTTTTATCTTCTATATAATATCTTGGTGTCCAACCTGTAGGTAAAAAGAATTGTGATACACCTCTAAATAAATAAAGTTTAGATGCTTGAAATTTAGAATACTCTAAATACGCTTCATCTACTGTAAGTCCCTTATCTATGTATTTTTGTAGTTTACCTTGTTTTTCTAATGCTTTATCTCTACCAACAGCTTTACCATATTTATATATATCAATAGTTGTAGATGCACGTAATTGTTGTGCTTCATCTCCTACACCAACAGCAGCTTGTATTTTTTTAAGCCATGCAGGTAAAGGAACTACATCAGATGCTCTTGGAGGTCCAAACTCACCATAAAGTAATCCTCTAACTTCATTTCCTAAACCATGTCTAGGTAATACTTTATCTGCAATAACACCTACATAAGGTAATGGTGCAGGTATAAAACCTTGACCTAACAAGTTAATACCTTGAACAAAACCTTTAGGTGCAACACGTACATCAGATTGTTCACCAAATATAGATTTAGTTAAGAAATCTGAACCTGGATATACAAACATTTCTGAACCTGAACCATTAGGGTCAGGTGCAAAGAAACCTTCTCCTACATAACTATTAGCATTAGAACCTCTAGCACCTGTTACAAATAATTGTGCTTGTCTTGCTCTATAAGGATTAGCTATAAGTAACTTACTCCATGTTTGTGCAAGTTCAAACCATACTTCAGGAAATGGAAATATGTTTCTAGTTATATCAGATATTAAATGTTTTTTAGATGCATCATATAAAAGTTCTTTTGTTGCAGCTAAACCATAAGCTCTACTTTGTGTATTAGCTAAATCATAGTTATCTATTTTTTGTGCAGATACTATTCCTTTTAATCCTTCTAGTTCTTCAATAACTTTTTTAGGTATCTTAGCTTCTTTAGCTTCTTTAATAAATTGTTTTTGTAAATCATCAGACATACTTCCAAAGTTATCAGAAATCCATTGCCATCTATATTGTTTCCATACAACAGACCTAGATAAATAAGCATTTGGTTTAGTCATTAAATGTTTGAAAGCTATATCAACTTTACTATCTAACCATTGTTCTAACTTACCAAGTGTTCCAGTTGGATTTAATGTTTGTGGTTTATAATATTTAACTACACCAAACTCTTGTCCTTCATCTAGATACTTAGATAAACCTCTATATATATTTTCTAAATGTTTTTTGTTATATTCTTTTGTAACATCAGGTATAAATTCTACTGCAGAACCACCAGGTAAATTCATTTTACCTGTCCATATAGCATCACGTATTTCTTGATTACCACCATAAATACCAAACTTATAACTATATTTATCTCCTGCAATATAATTTTTACCTTCTATTAATTGTTCACCTGTTTTTATTCTTATACGTGCTTCAACAGATGCTAAGTATGCGTCCATATCTTGTGTGTTACTTAAAAGACTTTTATATTTTTTACCACCAATACGTGCTAATTCTTCTCTAAAAGGTAAAGCAGCTTTACTTCTAAACCACGCCTTAGACCCATCATTAAAACCATTTTCAGCTAAATGTCTAGCAATAGGGTCATTACGTAATTGTATTAACTCTAAAGCAACACCATTAACATATTCAGGCGCTCCTTTATTTAAAGGAATAAAATCTCTAGCCATTTTACTTTGTTTATTGTATTGACCTTTTAATGCACCTGCAGACCAGTTACTGTTAGTTACTTCTCTGTATTCAAGAGTTTCTCTAATCTTTGCACTATCAACTCCACCTGCACTTTCACCAAAAAATCTTTTAGATAATTTGCCTGCTTGACCATGTGACCTAGCCCAAACCATATGACTTGCAGGGTGAACAAACATATTGTCTAATCCTGCTGCTGCCATACGCATACTTTCTTCTAAGAATACTCTGACAAACCAAGCACCTCTAAGTAGTACTAATGGTTTAAATAAATTACGTGTCATATAATCTAATGTCAATGTATATGCATCATCTGTTAAATTTTTAGAAGGAATTATGCCTTTAAAATTTGTATCTCCTCGTAGTAGTTGAATTATATTTTTACTTGTATGTGTTAAATTAGCTTTTAACCCACCTTCAAACTCATCACCATAAGTAGTAAATAATTCACCCATAGCTCTATTTATTAATCTGTAATCTACAAGTGGTGCATGTAAATCAGCAGCTTCTGCTAATAAATGTAATGACGGAATAATTATTTCTATTTTGTCACCATTAATATCTCTTTCAACAACTGTTTCTACAACATCACCAACAAATGGCATATTGTCACCTTTAACACTGTCAATAAAATATTGTCTAATAGCACCGTTTTCTTGAAATATTTTTTTTGCCATATTAACTGTTGCAATATTTTTACCTGATTGTTGCATAATAAATTCATCTCTTAATATTTGTTGATATGCAAATGTTTGTATTGCTTCAAAATCACCATCAGCAATATCTATAAGTTCATCAACATAAGGTTTCATAGCATCAAAAGACCAACCTGTAGTTTGCATATGTGCTATTAAATTACGTACTGCTTCATCTCTATTAGTAAAAGATAATCCTTGGTCAGGTGTAACACTTAATAATTTATTAAAATATGGTTTATATCCACTTCTTAAATTTGCACTAAATCCCATAAGTTCTGCAAAGTTTTCACCTTCATATGGTTGTTTCTTAAGAAAATTAATTGTTCTTTTAGCACCACCTGCTAAATAAGAACCTGCACTTCTAAATGCTGCATCTTCATTACCTATAGCTGTAAGAGCTTTACCTGCAGTTTGTTTTAATACATTAGAACTTTGTGACAATTCTTTTCCTGCTTGTGCTGATTGTCTTAATACAGCATTAGTAATACCTGATTGTTTTCCTGGTACTTGTGTAATTACACCTGTATCAAACAATTCATCAAGTACACCTCTAACTGATAAGTAATTATCTGCATCAGCAATTCTTTTAGCTACTTGATAATTTAAATTTGTAAAACCAGGAGTAGTCATAATTTTTGCTACATTACTTTCTTCTGTTAATGCACGTGTTACTTGCCTACCAAAAGGAGAGTTCATTAAATCACGTGATGTATTTCTAAATAATGATTTTCTAGTACCACCAATTACACCTGCTTGTTTATATAATTTACGCCCTGCTCTTACATCTTGAGCTTGTTCTTTAGAAAACTTTCTAATTAATTGTCCATTACGTCCTGATATTTTTATTTTTTTATCTTTAAATGGGTCAACGCTATCTTCTAAGTCATCTATGTTTTTAGTAAACGCAGTTAAATAATCTTCAACTTTTGCAGCATTTTTAGCTTCTAATAATTTATCAACTGTTACAGCACCTTTACCTAGTTTTCCTAAAGCACCAATACCTTTAGCTAATGGTATATCTGCAGCTAACATTGCAGCTCCATCAATAAGACCTGACATAATATTTGCTTGTGTAGTACCACTAGGAGTAACTTGATAGGTTATTGCTCTACCAGGGCTATAAGGTTGTAATACGCCTGTATCTAATCCACGACTATTACGCCACCAATTAGAAATACTAAACATATCATTTATGTTATTGCCTGGTGCATAATCAGATTTACGTCCTTCAAAAAACATAATTTTATTTGGGTCTGATAATGAAGTATATTCTTGTATTCCAAGTGCTTCGTTAGCTCTAATAGGTGTACCTATGTTTTCATAAAATACTTTTTTAGCATCTTCAGGAGATAATCCCATATCAACAAGTCTGTGATACCTTGCATCATCTTCTGCTAATATACTTTCAAATAAAAATTTTCTACCTTCTCTTTGATAGTTGACTGGATTACCTTCTAACGCTTCTCTAAAAGCAGCTCCAAATGCAGTTTCTCCTGCTTTTTCGTTTGCTTCTCCCCACATGTCTACATAAGAACGTAATTCACCCCACATGTTTTTATCTTTACCAATATCAGGAACTTCTGTATTAGATACAAACATTTGTAAATTAGATTGTGCTTCTTCTTTTGTGTAACCTTCTTGTAAAAATTTATCATAAAACATTAAATCAGCAACATACTTACGTTGTCTGTTTAACATACGTATTTTTTCTCCAAAACTTTCTAATGCAAGTAATCCCCATATACCTAACTCAGCATCACCTTTTAATGCTTTACTTATATTTAAAGTCATATCTTGATGTTCAGGATATAAATATTCACCATTAACATCAGTAGAAGCTAACTCCCATACTTTTTTACCATACTCAGCTTGATTAATTGCATACTTATCTGCTACATCTTCCATAGCTTTGCTTTCAGGATTAGCACCAGTTAATGCTGCGGATATACTTAAACTTTGTGGCATACCAGGATATTTTTGAGTAATAGCAATCATACGTTGAGCAACATCACTCGTCATATTCTTTTTAAGATTTTGAAATTTTCTATCTCTAGCTTCGTTTTGTTTAGCTAAATCTTCTTCAAATACAGGGTCAGGGTAATACATTAACTACTACCTTGATTAATCATCTCCGATATTATTGAGCTAGGATATACTTGATACATAGCAGCTAGTAACATATTAGCATCTTCATCTATAGCTTGATTTGGAGGACTTCCTGGTCCTAACATAGCACCTTCTGTTATTGGTTCAGCAGGTCTTTCGGTTGGTGCAAATATATTTATTCCTCTACCTTGTGTACCTGATTGTGCAGCAACAGGTAATGGAGCAGCTTGTTGTTGGTCAACTAATGCTTTACCTTCACCATATTGTTGTCCTGGTATTCTTCTTATAGGTTGTGTTTTACTTCCTGCACCACCATCTGTTCTAGCAGATAATGCTCCTGGACCACTTGTAGCAGCAGGATTTTTAGGTTGTCTATAACCACCTCTAGAACGTTTCTTTGCCATTATCCTCCATTATTACTATAAAAATATTTGGGTAAGGTTGTAGTATTTCATATGCTTGATTGAAATCAACAACTGTTGTATCTCCATATTCTTCAGTTACTAAACTCCAAAACTCATTATCAATAAAATCTTCTGAAAAAGTCATTATACAAGACCAAATGCTTCTTGCATAGATGGTGGTTGTTGTGGCATAGCTTGTGACATTTGTTGTTGTTGTATCATAGCCATTTGTTCAGGACTAAGTTGTGGTTCTTCAGGAGTATAAAATTGTTTTAATATTTCAGTCATACCGTTTGGATTTTCATATACAGCAATAACTGCCATAGTAGCAGCAGGGTCACCTTCTGCACTTCTAGCAAGTACACTTTCAAATAAAACGTTTTCTGCTTTATTTTTTCTAATACGTTCTTGTACTTTAGCTATATTTTCTAAACCATCAATGTTATCTTGTAATGTTTCAACATCAATAACACCTGCTTGTAACAACTGTAAACCTGTAACAATTTTTTGTGGTTCATCAAATCCTGCCATAACACCATAAATACGTCTAGTTTTATGGTCACCACCAATATCAGTTGACGGTTTATAATTTTCAGAAAAAGATGTTCCATTAAAATAACCTGCCATAGGTTTACTTTCTTGACCTATTTCTGCAGATACTATTTCATCTAGTTCTAATCTTTTACTATCCATATCAGATATACCAACTTTTATTATTTCTCTATATTCATTAATCATTAATGACATAGATGAATTAAGTTCAGCTAATCCTGCTCCTGTTGCAACACTTGCAGGTGATTGTGCGTCATCTGTTACTGGGTAACCACCAACAAGTCTTAGTTGTCTTTCTAATCTGTCTACTTGTTGAAATAATTGATAAGGTATATTATTTGCAGGTTTACTTACTTGTGTACCTGGAGCTAAATAGTTTACAGCAAATCTACCTTTACGATACTGTCCACTTTCTAATTCACCTGAAATGTTTGTTTCTGTAAATACAGCGTCTTCCATAGCTATAGCTGACATAATATTTATTTTTGCCATCATAGCCATTAAACCTACTGTGTGGTCGTATTGACCTTTAAGTTCATCAAAACTAAATCTTTTCATAAACACAAAAGGAACTGTGCTTAATGCATTAGGTATGTAATCAAACAGTTGTCTTGTTTCAGGATAAACTATATAAGTACCTGTAATGTCATAATATTCAATAACATCAACACCTTGACCTGTATTGTCTTCCCAATCTGCTGATTGAGTATTACCTCTGTCATATCCTATAAGAGATGTATTTGTATTACCTACACCTGATTTTTTCTTTTCATTAGGTTTTAATATAACATTTTGATACTCAGGATATATTTGAGCAAGTTTCCATCTAGGTACACTTCTTAATACAGCTAACTCTTGTGGTTGTTGGTCTGCACCAAAGTTTCCAGGAAATGTATCATATGGGTCACGAAGTTCAGCAGTAGGATATATAAAACCATTTTTATCCATCTTGCTAGTAATAACCCAAGCACAATATCCATAACCAGGTAGCCATCTAGCAGCTTGTGCTAATTGTAAATTTAATCTTTGTTTTTCATCATAAGATGAAACAATACGTTCTAATTTTTCTGCACGTATTCTTGCACGGTCACTTGAATTATTATTCATTACATCAACACGTACTTGTGGTATGCCTGATATTTTTTGTGCAAGTCTATCTATACCTGATTGTAAAAGGTTTGGAGCAGGTAATAAATCTGCATCTGCAGTATCCATTGTATTGCCTAATAAAGCACGTATACCATCAGAACCACCATTTAAGATAGCTTTAATTCTATATTTATTTATTTGTCTAGTATCACTAGGAGAACCTGCAACTAATTCTTGTGCTGCATCAATTACTTCTTGTGCTGACTTTTGATTTAAATCTATTGCCATGGTGCGTTATTCATCTCTGTTATATTATAACCACTAAAACTTGGATTGTATTCCATTCCTACCTCTGCTAAGTGTTCTTTTTGAACACGTCTAAATACCTTCATAGGAAACCAACCTGCCATAACTATATCAGTTTTATGCTTGTTTCTACTAGAAACAGGTTTACCATCAAAGTACACTAATTGTCTTTTATAACTATCTATTTTAGCTTGACTTTCCGAATTGCCATAGGGTAAATGAATTTTATTTGCTTCAAATAATTCTGCCATTGCACCTACACCATATAGTGGGTCATGTTTATTTTTGCCTGTAAGATGTCCTTGTAACAATATTCCTGTTCTTAATACAAATTCTTTTATATTGTTATCTTGTCTTATAGCAGTTTGAAATCCATTTTCTTCTATTATCCAATGTGATAAATCATACTTATGAAACCAATCACTAATAATTTGATTAGCAGCTTTAACACCACCACCTTGTTGATTGTCTATGTCTATAAGATAAAGTTCTGAGTTATAAGTATCTATTCCCCACAATACAGCAGCTTGATAGCCTGATGATGAAGGGTCAAGTCCTGCAACAAGTTGTAATTGTTTTGGAATATCTCCAACTATTAATTCATTACGTTTACAACTATCAACAGCATCAGGATTAAAAATTTGTGTTCCTTGTACATAGGCTTGATTAAAATAAACCATTTCAAATATTTGTCTACCACCTGTAGTTTCAGCAGCTTTCATTCTTGACATCAACCATTTATGTGAACGTTTACTAGACCACAACATACAATCTATATGCATTTCATTTGAGGCTTCAGGTAAATCACATTCTAAATCATGTGCTGTTTCTACAATAGCTTGATACTCATCATTGTTAAGTAGATGATGATATAAGTCATCAGGGTGCTGTCTTGAACCAATTACTACTACAGCAGTATGTTCCTCTTTACGAGATGACAAAGTAGTTGTCCACCATTGTCTTGTGTTTTCTCTTGCACCAGGTTGCATAGTTGTTTGATGGTCTTCAATGTCGTCAGCAATAATAATATCGCAGTCACGAGATAATATCTTTCCACCCTTACCTACAGCAACCATAGTAGGTGATTTAATACCAGGTACAGTTCTAGTTCCTACAGTAAATTGATTTGATGCCCACATCTTACCTGAACGATTATCAGGTTTAAAATTTTTACCAGGTTCACAAAAATCTTGTTGTAATCTTTCATTACTTTCTAGTTGGTCAAGAACAGCAGACACAGCATTCTTAGCAATATCTTCGTTACCACCTACCCACATAATTCTTGTATTAGGGTTTTTACATATTTGATATACAGCAAAGTGTATTAACAATTCTGTTTTACCGTGTCTAGGGGGTGATAGTATTAATAGTTCCTCACCATGTTCTATAGAATGTAAAATTTTATTTATCCAGTTTTCATGAAAGTTAGCAGTTTCATACTTCTCTCCTGTTTCAGTAGCAAAGTATTTGTTTCTAAATGCAGAGAAATTTTCTAGTGCTGCTTGTGCATCAGTAGATACTTGCCAACCTTCTGCATCTAATTTGTTTTGTAAATCTATTTGGTAAGCAGCGTTCATTTTAGATATAGTTGCTATTGGGCAACCAATAACTTCTGCTGCCTTAGTAGCTGTTAACTCACTATTCATAACTTTATCTGCTAAACCACTATCTACATACTCTTGATAATGTTTACCTTTCATAGGTGTTAACGCTGAGTACTTAGAATTAATAGGTTTATCTTGTTTTTTATTATGTCTATATTCTTTCATATACTGTCTACGTTGACATTCTGTAGAACAATACTTTGATTTATTAGCTGTTAATCTTTTTCTACAGTTAGTAGCGTGGCATATCTTCTTAGACATATTTTCCTATCTTTTTTGTAAAGATTTGTGTAATGATAATTATATGGTAACATACTTTAAATTACAAACATTGGGAACAAGTAATTAGTTACAAGTGAAGTAGCAATCGGGGTGCTGAAAGCTAGGGATACGTAGAAGTATATAGCAGTAACACAAACCTAGTACTCAAGGATTAACTAAAAGTTCCAATCATAATTCTCTCTCCCTTACTAGCCCGCTATGTCTGAGAAGGCAAAACTCCTTATAATTACTGTCTTCTTACCTTTACAATGTTTTACTAGAATATTTTTTAGTACTTACATATATACAGGTGGGGGTACGCACATTAAGACCTGTAGGTCAAACGCATGTGTGTAATACGTATGCAGGTAGTGTACGTAGGCATAATGTATAGGCATGTATGTCATGTGCTTGTGTACATAATCATGTGTGCCTAGATATAGGGGTATGCAAGTTAAACACCACTATATGTAGTGGTATTAAGTTCTTTGAAAGTATCTGAAACTCTTAGACTATTCTTATAGAATAGAAAGTAGACCGATACACCATATATTGTGGTTTCCCAATGAGCCACTAGATGTAGTGGTTATTGCCGAGAGGTAATAGTATTTAACCCCTTACTTTAGTAAGGGGATTAAATACATTAATCCGTGTGAGAAAGGTTGAGAAAATGACTTTAGGCTACAAAGACCCAATGAACTCATGTATATGTGCAGGCTATCAAGGTTTCGCGTGTATATATTGCGAGGTAGAGGTTGAGGTGGAATATGACCCTCAAGACTTTGCACGTGATAACGCTATACGCAAGAGTTGGGCTAACGACCCTAGGTTTTAGGAGGTTTTAACCCCTACTTAAGTAGGGGGTATAAAACCCCTAGAGAGATTGGAGAAAAAAATGATTGAAATTTGTCCCGAATGCGACCTACCTGCGTATCACGCAGAATGCAAACATTCGTAATGTTTGAATGCACAAAAATGTTGATAATTCTTTGTGAAGAACACGCGCAAGAGGATTGTTTGATTTGTGAAAATGATTAGGGTATTTAACCCCATACAGAGTATGGGGATTAAATCCCTATAAGAGAAAGGAGCCGAGATGAGCTTTTCTGAAGAAGAAAAGAAAAAAATTATGGAGGAAAGAGCTAAACAGTTTTTTCAAAGTAATGACAATGAAGTAAGCGACATACGTAATGACATAACTAATGTAGTAGAAACTACTATTGGTAAATGTAGTGCGAGTGAGGACATTATCCAAAATGTCTTGCTTACAATTGAAAATCATTATGGCGAAATTGATGACTAGGATATTTAACCCCTTAAGGTATTAAGGGGATTAAATACCCTATGCTGATTGAAAAAAACAAAGCATGAACTCTTACGAGTGGAGCTAAAACACGTTTCAGCAACGTGTACCTGCGTGTGCAGGTGGATATGCCTTATGTATGTGGGGTGTGTCCAAGTGTACACACATACAAGAAATGAGAAAAATAAAATGAGTAAAGTTCTGTCTAACGACACAACAGAAGTACATAACGTACGTAATGACAAAAACGAAATACTACCTAACTATTTCATAGTTAAAAACAAAGAAACTAAGGAATATTTCGTGTCTAATGCGTATGTTACAGATGTAAAAGAGTTGAATAAATCCAACACTGTTGCACCTATGAGTAAAAACTTCGCTGATGTAAGCGATATGATAAAAGAGTTATCAAAAAACCCTACTCTTACACACATAACAGCTAAAGGCTTAACTGCTATTAGGTCTGCACGTATGAAAAAGGTATGGGCAAAAAAGAAAGCTCTAGCAAACGCTTAGTGTTTATCTCGCACCTACCTGTAATGGGTGGGTGTAGGATATACATTAACTGTATATTAATACTGTAAATATCCGTTCTAAAGAAAAGGAAAGATAATGACAAAACCAAAATATTGTATTCAAGTTTTTCACGAAAAAGAATTTGATTATGGAAATTTAAGGTGGTATGAAACTAATCAAAAGTTTCTCAAAGAATTAAATAGATTAAACAAAAAGTACGGACATGAAAATGTTTTTGTACTTGAGGAGTAAAAAATATGTGTTGCATGTGTTTAGTTAAATTAGAAATACCTTACATAAAGCATAATGACTTTTGGTATTGCGATTATGAGTGCTTTAACGAGGGCGTAAAAGATGAGTTGTTTTATGCGTGGCTTGTGTTTAAAAACTGCATTGACTTGTACAATAGCGAAGAACTATTGGGTAGTCGTACGTTAGTAAGTTAATTAATTAAACGCAGAATGTTTAAGAGAGGATTGTTAAATGGTTTATATAAAAAAGAATTATTATTGTAGATGTACAGAAAAATATATGTGTACTGTTCATAGGTCAAGATATGAATACGAAATCTACAAAAGAGAAAATGGTTTGTACCCGTACGACAAGTAATTAATTAACCCCTTAATTTATTAAGGGGATTAATTAATAATTAGTTAGGAGATTTTATGAGTGTCCGTGTGAGTGGAAACGATAATGACATGTTATGCGATAATTGTAGACAAAACAATTATGCACGTGTAGGCATACATAGCAATGTCAAAAGCAGTGTACTTGTAATGGTGCAATGTTTTTCTTGTAATTATCGCACAGTTAAAAAGCAATCTAGTAAGAGGAACTTATGACAAAGCACGACAAAACTTCCCCAAGATATCACAAAGGATATAACTTTACTTTTCCAAAAGAAGAGTTTGGTTATAGAAGTGAGTTATTTGAGGAAGTAAAACGAATACATAAACGAAAAAAACGTACATACGACCTTGATAAATTCAAGAAGTCGTTGTATATAGATTAGTGTACAATGGTGTGTCATATGATGCACCACGTACACCTGAAAAAAAGAGGAGGAATAATGCCCTTAACTGAAAAACAAATACAAAAGATAAGTGATAAATGTAATCATAAAGTTGTAGCAAAGTTTGAAATTGATTTTCATTTTGATATTGGACTTTTGAACTCTCAATCAATAACTGATTTTGTGCAAATTGAATTAGAAACTGAATACACAAAAAAAGATATTGTAAAAAGTTTTTTTACAGAGCAAAACTATAAAGAACTTGTTGATTGGAAAGGTAATTATTGTGATGATTGCGAAGATGAATATTTATCAGAGGAGGAGGAGTAATGAAAGCTAAAGTAAAAACAAACCAATCTATAAAATGCGTAGACCAAAAGAAACACGCACAAGAAAATAAATATAATGGTTGGGCTAATTATGAAACATGGAATGTTTCTTTGTGGATTAATAACAATGAAAGATTGTATGATATTGCAAAAGATTGCAAAGATTATGCAGAATTTATTGCATTTACTAAGGATATAGATATAACTATGACAGGCGACAAAGTAAAGTACGATAATGAATTAGTTAATGTAGATGAAATAAACGACATGTTAAAAGAACTAAGGGAGGAATAATGTTAAGTGTACAAGGTCTTATCATTGCATTTATGGGTGGCGTAATGTTCATGGCACTTATATTTGGTGTATGGCTATACTTTATGGAAAGGCGTATTGAAAAAGAACAAGGTCTTTCAGACGAATTTATGGCGTGGGTAAAGAATTTATAATTTAACCCCTTAATTTATTAAGGGGATTAAATAATAAATAGAGAGGAGCCGTTGTGAGTTGCAATGAAGGTATTTCACGATATGCAAAAAACGTTGATAAAAAAGATGAACTTATTACTATTGGGCATAAAAGCGTTCCCGTAATAGCTGTATCAAGAGCGTTTGGTAAAACAACAATAACGTATGGGGATACGAATAAACCAACGCAACGAGTATTTGCAGATAATGACAATGTTGTTATCAACGAAAAAGTTTATCGGAAACGCATAAAACCCAACAGGTAAAAGCTACTGCATACACGTGTACTCCCTTACACAAAAGTGTGTGCATAGCTTAGTGTCTATTGTATGTTTAACAACATGCCCTGTTTCAACGCATATAGTAGGCACTAAGGTACTAAAGCATGATTGGAGGAAAAAATATGCAAATAAAAGTAGGTACAACCTTATCTACGTTGCCAAAATCAAATCCATTTGGTAAAGGCAGACAGACTATTTTCGTAGAACGAAAATGGGATACCATGTTAAAAGAAACACCATTTATGTGGGTGTGTCTTGAAATTATGCCTAAAAATACTAACAAAAATGGTACTAGAAAAAGTAACGGCACGTTTTGGACAAGAGCCAAACAGTACAACAAACGTTATGAAGCTGACGGCTTTAAGTTTGCAGCACGTTGCGTAGGTGGAGTATATACCTTTTGGGGTAGATACGAAACAAAATAAAATTGTGGACTAGCAATAGTTCACGTAAGCTATACATAACAACGATATAAATATCCACATGTTGTGTATAGAAACGCTATCTACACAAAACTAGCAATAGTTTTGTACCATAACTCAAGCGATTGAGTTGTAGGTAGCTTGTAGCACATAAGATAGAACTAACTAACCTCTCGCTCAGACTAGTCAAAGTATGATAACGAGCCGAGGCATACACGAAGTTAGTTGTCTCAGACTTGTGTGTTACAAGCTATCTATAAGAAAGGAAAGGTGATTATATGTTACCTGACGGCATGGTTCGTAAAGAACCACCTGCGACTACACAACGTGGTGGGCGACAACCTAAAATTCTGTCACATGACAAAGTTATAGTGTTGTTAAACAATCCTAACACGTGGTATGTAATCGCTACACAAGAGAGATGGAGTAGTGGTGTTGTACAAAACATACAACATATGAAGCAACAAAACATTTCCCACTTAAAAGATAAAGGGTCTTTTGAGTGCCGACAAAGAAAAAATGAAAAAAATGGTGTGGACTTGTATTGCAGGTTTGTACCGATTGGAGAATAACAAATGAGTAAAAAACAAACATGTTGGGAATTAGCCCAACTCGTTATTGGTAAAACTGATAGAGTACTCTTATACGGACCCCCAGGGACAGGTAAGACACAATCAGCAGTGAAAGAAAACGTACCATTGAACATCAATGGTGACCCAAATGTGTATCAAATTACACTTACAGAGGAAAGCACAAGTGCAGACCTTATGGGATATTATCAGATAGGAGAAAATCAACAGTTCGTATGGCATGACGGAATTGCTATACAGGCTTGGCGTAATGGTGGTAGATTGGTTATCAATGAGATAGACCACGCTTCACCAGACGCAATGACTTTCTTACATGCAATACTTGATGACAAAACTATTGCAGGTATCACTCTCAACAACAGAGAAAAAGAAACTGTTAGACCTGCAGAGGGGTTTCAAGTAATTGCAACTTCTAATGCAGACCCTGAGAGTTTGCCACAAGCAGTTAAGGATAGGTTTCCTATCTCTATTAACGTAGATAGTATTCACCCTAAAGCACTTGAGAAATTTCCTGAGAGTTGGAGAGATGTTATAAACGATACATCTACTATAGATGATGAGTTTGAACGTATTTCTATTCGTAAATGGTTAGAGTTCTTTAAACTTACAGATGAGTTATCTATGGATATGGATACAGCAGGTCAGTTAGTATTCGGTGATAGAAGTGAAGAATTACTTGACGCTATCAAGCTATCTAACATAGAAGAATGAGCTACTTATATCACATAGGTGAAAGTTCTGTAGATGAAAGACATTGGTCTATATCATCTACAAGAATACTCACAAAAAATGAAATAAATGAAGCGTTTTCTAACGCAGATTTTAACATTGGTGAAAGACCACAAACTATTCATCTTGATACAGGTGTAGAAGTTACAGTTGTGTTTGAGGGATTAGAATTTGGTGATAACGCACAAGTCAATTTGTATCATGGTGAAGTAGCAGAGGAGGAATAATGCAACACAGACCATTTCCTGAAATAGTTACAGGAGAAAACGATTGGGAAGTCTTTGAGGAAACTGAAAGACCTCGTACAGATATGACCAACAAAAAAATGTACGTTCCACTAGATGACAACTGTCACAAATGTGGATTGCAACATGGTCGTATGGTTCGTAGACACGAGTTAGGACATGTTAAATGGTCACCCAAATCTATGGGTAGATTAAAGCAAGGTGTTATGGAAGAAGCAGTTCATCTGCTTGAAGAAATAAGAATAAATCATCTGCTTACATGGCATGGTATTCCTATGAGTGAGCCACATAAATGTATTAACGAAGTACAAATGTTCACAAGACAACTTGTAGAAAAAGGTAGCGTATCTGAAATACTTAAATGGTGTATCGCAGCTGCGTTCTTACGTGAGAAAAAGTCTAGTTGGCTTAGTCACAGACTTTATCTTGCAACAAGAAAAGGCAATGTAGGAAACTACAATAGCCCTTTGTCACATGAATTAGAAGCTACTTTGATTGCTATGCAAGATATGATTGATAGTCATACTTTAACTGCACAACGTATTAAAGACCTAGAGTTTGTAATAGAACAAACATATTGGTTTCATAGAGTGATGATTGTTACAAATAAAAACACAAGTACAATTACAAAAAACATATCATTCAATCGTGTTAAAAAGTATGCTAAAGATTTATCTGACATACTATCAATGTTCAGTGAAAGACCTACAGAAGAAGAAGTATTTCTATCTGCTGAACAAAAAGCTAAGTTAGAAGAAGTAAAACTTGCTGATGAAAAAGATGAGGATAGTTATTTAGATACAGATGAGCTTTACGAAGAAGCAGGTATAAACGATACTAATTCATTGAAAGCATTAGACCAACGTAACAAAGCAGATGTACGTAAAAAATTGTATGACATGAAACAAGCAGGAACACCACCTAATTGGGGTACACTTAAAGTACATAACCCACAATGTTCTATCAATTTATCTAATAAGTTACGTCAAGGTTATACACGTATAGCAAAAGATTATGGTACAAACCCTAACAAAATACAACGTTATGTTGTAGACAAGAAAATATTTTCTCGTAAGCATAACGTATATGGTGGTACTGTTCTCATAGACGCTTCAGGTTCTATGCACTTTAGTGGTGAAGATATACTTGAAGTTATGCAACAAGTACCTGCAGTTACTATTGCTATGTACAATGGTATGAGTAGTTCAGGTGACTTACGTATTATTGCTAGAAATGGTAGACGTGTTAATGAAGAATATCTTAACACATACAGTGGTAGAGCTAATATTGTTGACTTACCTGCATTAGAGTGGTTAGGCAAACAAGAACCAAAACGTATATGGGTTAGTGATTTACAAGTATCGTCTAAAGGTAGTGACTTTACAAGAGAAGGTTTAGAAGAATGTGTAAAAGCATTATCTAAATATCACATAACTAGACTTGCTGACATTAATGAAGTAAAACAATTTGTTAAACAGTTAAATGTACTAAAATAAAAGAGGTCGTGTTGTCGGGCAACCGACACGCATTTCCTTTCGTGTGTAGTGCATGACAAGTGAGTGAGGAATAGAGGTGTAGGAGAACTACACACAGGTTAGTTTCCCTGAAATTTATTCATACAGAAAACAGGGTTTGTTACCGTTCATGAACACCTTACTTGCGTTTATTTCAATTCACGTGTATTCATTTATATTTATGTTAGACTTTTTTTATGGTAGATATAAATAAATTAATAGAAGAAGCCGAGCATGGCACAATGGGTAACTACGTTGAACGTAAAATTACTGATGAGGCCATGCCTTTTTGGAACGCTTTAAAAGAGCGTGTACAAAATGGTAATGAAATTAAACCCTATCGTGTAAAAATGATACTTGAACGAGAGTACGATATCAAAATAAGCGATACTGCGGTAAGAAAATATTTACAAGGTCTTGCAAATGGTAAGTAAAGATGTAGCTAAATTACTTGCAGAAGCTGAAAGTGCTAAGATACTTGAGCTTGAACAAGTAAACATAAAGCTACTCAAACAATTAGAGAAATCTAAAAACAAAACAGAAAAACTTGTAGACGCTGTGTATGACGCAGTTAAAACAAGCATCACGACATATCGTGCAGGTAAAATTCCTAAACCTAAACTTTCTAAAAAGAAAGTTAATGGTAAAGAGATAGCTTGTGCAATACTTAGTGATGTTCAACTAGCTAAAGTTACTCCAACTTATAATACAAAAGTTGCAGAAGAACGTGTTGTACGATACGCACACAAAATAGTTGAATTAACAAACATACAAAGACAAGCAACAAACGTGACGAAATGTGCAGTGTTTGCAGTAGGTGACATTGTTGAGGGAGAACTTATATTTCCTGGGCAAGAACATCTAATTGACGCTTCATTGTACAACCAAGTGACAGTTGACGCACCAAGAATATTGACACAATTCTTTGACATATTACTTGCAAACTTTGAGGAAGTAGATGTTCATTGGGTTATTGGTAATCACGGACATTTAGGTGGACGTTCACGTAAAAACTATCACCCTGATAGTAATGCCGACAGAATGTTAGGCAAGATTATGGAGATGATATACGCTAAAGAACCTAGAATTAAATGGACAATACCTGACACTACAGGCGATAACCATTGGTTTGATATTGCAGACTTAGGAGAAAAATGTAAGTTTTTCTTATGGCATGGTGATAACGTTCGTGGTTTTGGTGGGTTTCCATGGTATGGATTTGGTAAAAAGATAATGGGTTGGAAAACATTAGCTAGTCAAGGACTTATGCCTGACTTTAATTACGCTATTGCAGGTCATTTTCATACACCAAACACACAGTATATTAATGATGTACGACTATGGATTAATGGAAGTACAGAAAGTTACAATACATATGCCTTAGAACAGTTAGCAAGTATGGGTAGACCATGTCAATACTTACTTTTTTGTAAGCCAAAGCATGGAGTTACTGCTGAATATCTTGTGCAATTAGGTGATGTATAGTTATAATAAATAGTATATGACATATGTTAATGTCAATAGCAGACAACAACTCGTAGGAATAGAGTACACAGGGGATACTCCTGTGTTGATATTCAAAGGTATAAATGATGAAATATATTTTCAGAAACTACCTAGAGGAGTTACACGCTTAGACAAAATAAAGTAGCATTTTCTTTTACTGTTCTCTATTTAGAGAGAACAGATAAAAGTAAATGAATAAAGGAAGGAAATAATATGGCAGACAAGCCTGTTAAATTGCTATCCCCTTTCCCAAAGAAGCTAGTTAAAAAAGCTCCTGCAGGAAAGTTCGGGGATTACGTTCCACACGCTAATTATGTAGAAAGACTACGTGATAGTGGTGTTAAATACTCATGGTCATGTGAACCTGTATATGGTTTACATAAAGGTGAGAACAGAATAGTGGGTGCTAAAGGTACGATAACTATTGAAGATATGGGAAGTTATGACGGCTTTGGAGATATTGATACGTTCAAGTTAGATAGTCCAAAGTTTAATGACGGAACTAATCTTAAAGACGCAGAAAGTGACGCATTCAAAAGAGCATGCATGCGTTTCGGTTTAGGTGTAGAACTGTGGTCGGGTTCTGATGTATCAGAAGAAGAACATACTGCACTAGCAACTACAAGTGACCCTGATACAGACAATGTTATGGTTACTAAGATAGATATGAGGAAAAAGGAAAATAAAATTCCTGCTCCTGAGCCTAAACCCTTAGAAGAAATAGGTGAAGACGAAGCACCTTTTAACGATACCTCTCAACCTACTGCTGATAAAGTAACATTTATTAATCATACAGTTGAAAAGATGTTTGAGGGGGTTGATAAAGGAAAGAAACAATTTGCTCTTGACCTAGCAGATAACTATGCAAAGGTAAAGAAGTACCCTGATAAATCTCTTTGGAGTGACAGTGAGATTGACGGATACTTAGCTAAAATAGAACTTGGATTATCAAGTGATGTTGCAGATGTTAGTGATGATGATGACATTATTACTAAAGCAGACGCAATACTAGGAGGCGTTACTGAAATGGTAGAAGATATGCAAAAAGTTAGAGATGATTTGAAATGTCCTTTTTGTCAAAACAAAGTATATGACAATAGAAGTGACAAGAAATCAGATAGAAGTCCTGATTTTGTATGTTCAGGTCGTGACCAAGATGAATGTCCTGCTCACACAGGTAAATGGCGTAAGTCATGGTGGTTAAACTCCAATGATTTACCGAAAGAGTGGGGATTTGGTAACCAATAAAAAGATTGACTATAAAAGACAGGGGTCACGTAACAAACGCAAGGGAAGACGTAAGCAATTAGAAGCATTAAGGCAGTTACAAATGCCTGAGCCGAAGTTACATCACCTCCGTGTACATGAAGAAGGGTGGCATGAAGCCTTTATTCGTGTTGAAGTTAAAGCAGGTAAGCAAGTACAGTCATTATGGAATAGGTTTGTAAAAGCTAAAGAACAAAATGACACTAACTTGCCTAATGATGACAGACCTTTTGTGTTTGTTGCTAAACCTGACGGTACTTCTGATGGTCTTGTGTGCTTTAATATAAAAGACTTAGATGAATTTTGTATGGCATATGACTTACACATTATGGGTAGGAAATATAAAAAGCCACAATCTTTAGAAGAAGAATGATTGAATTAATAATAGCTTGTGCAGTAACAACTCCACTTACACCTGCAGAAGTAGATAATTATTTATTATGTGTAGATACACAAGAAAAAGTAGAACACGTAATTGAATGGTATCCCACAATAGAAGAACACTTTGAACTAGAAGACATACTTAAAGCTATGTTAATTGTTTTCTGCGAAAGTTCAGGTAGACCTGCTGTTGTAGGTAGTAACACAAACGGCACAAGAGATGTTGGTTTGTGGCAATTCAATGATGTTACTTGGGCATGGTTACAACCCAAGTTAAATATAACAAGTAATAGAACAGACCCGTATGTGTCAACTGCAGTAGCTAGTTGGTTAGTTTACAATGACGGTTGGCATCATTGGTCTAGTAGTGAAAGGTGTTGGAATGAATATTTTTTCAGACAAAACAAAACTTCAAGAATGGGCTATTGATTTAGCTAATGCTTGTGGTGGATTTAAAATTAAAAAAACGTTAGAGGTACAATCACCTAACGTAGATGAAGTTAATAAACTATTAGATAAATTTGTTATTTCATTTGATGAAACAATTAATGCACGTGATAATGCAGAAGAAGAATAAAGACTATACAAATAAATTTGATATTGACCTTGCCAAAGGTATACAAATGGAAGAAACACTCAAAGAATTTTTTGAGGGTAAACGTATAGAAGTTAAATCAGAACGTCACATATGGGAAACTACAGGCAATCATTTTGTAGAATATGAATGTCGTGGTAAACCTAGTGGCATAGCTGTAACAGAAGCAGAGTATTGGGCTTTAATGTTAGTTCGTGAAGACGAAACAATAGTAATGGTTTACATTGTACCTATTGAACGCATGAAAGCCTTAGCTCGTAAGTATTGGAAAAACAAAACTATTGGTGGAGATAACAATTTAAGTAAAGGAATACTTGTACCAATAGAAGAAATAGGAGAATGTATATGATAGAAATAATGCAGATAATAATTCTTGCAATGACTGCTTTTGTATTGGGAGTAACCTATGGGAAAACTTTATGAGTTATCCTATTCCAGGTTACGATTACCCAAGATGTAAAGAATGCAATGAAGTACCTGAAACAACATTAGATAAAGAAGATTTGTGTACATATTGTATGGCACATAAAGTAGAGGATTGCGTATGAAAGTAGTATTACACAGACTTACATATTATGAGGACGGTGAAAAGTTTTATGCTTACACTACCGAGTATAAAAAACTAGAAAGACTATTACTATTGTGGAAAGAAAATGGTAAAGATACTACGTACGATAGAGTAGATACATTTACTTTTTCAATTGATAAACTAGAAATGTTTACACAATTTATTAACAAAGCTATAGCTACATACGATAGTGGTACAAACAAAAATCCTTGGTTTGAAGAAGTAGGATTATATTAATGGACAACTTATCAGAAATGCGAGAAGTAGCTCTTAAAAGGGCTAATTACGCGTGTGAGTGGGCTTACTGTACAGATAATAAATGGTTAGAGTTAGCTCACATACATGCAATAGGTATGGGTGGTAATCCAAAACGTAAGTTTGACATTAATAATGTAGCTATATTATGTAAACATCATCATGATGTATATGACGGTAGGCAACGAACAGGTGCTAACTTTGCTTATAGGGAATTGCTTACAGGTTTTCTTTCAAGGAAACCTACTTCTTAATTTTTTTTACTTTACCATTGTGAGTTCTAGCAAACTTATGTGTTTTAGTTTCACGTATTAACGTTCCGTAATAAGTCTTGCCACCCCACTTCCAACTAACTTTTTTAGCCATTACCACTTCACCTTGTTTGCCCAATACGCGGCAGACATTTTTCCTTTTTTAATATTTTTTGCGTGACGTGCTTTAAATGATTTACGTCTAGCTTTAGATTTAGCGTCAGTTTTTTTACCTGCACCTGATACACCTTGTTGACCAAACCTAATTAGTTTAATTTTGTCACCCTCTTTAGCTAAAACAGCATGTGATTTACTAGCGTTAGGTGTACGCTTAGGTTTATTGTAACCTGAGAAACGCTCTCCACGATATTCAATTGACATAACTACTTCTTAATTTTTTTTCTTGTAGGCTTATAAGATTTCTTCTTACCTTTTTTAGTTACAGGCATTATTTATCTCCATATCTTTTACTATAGCTATCACGTGTTTTTTGAGAACCTCGTAACGCTTTTAATCTATCATCAGCTCTCATAGTTAACTCATTACTTAGTTTAGCATATCTTTTTGCACGTCTTAAAACTTCAGGACGTGCAGTATTAGTACCTAATAATTGCTTACTTGCTTTACGCATTTCATCAGCAATTTTTAATTCACTCATGATAAGTTTTTTAGCTTTATCTTCGTTCTTAATTTTAGGTTTTTTGTGTGCCATTACTTAGTAATTTGTTTTTTAGCGTATGTCTTAATGACTGCTAACGCAGCACCACCACCTGCAAGAGCAGCTAACTGAAGTGTTTCAGCTTCTACACCAACAAGAGGAGCGACAGTTAATGCACCAATGAACGCTTCTACGAATGTCCAAGCTGTACGCTCAATCATATCTTTTAAGTCTTCACTCATTTTATAACTCCATGCTTCGTTCCATGGTGTCCACGCAACGTCCTTTTTGAACGTACCATCAGAATTTCTTTTTCTTTTAAC